AATAATGTCTTTGCTAATAGCTTCTAATGCGGTGGCTCTATTGCTCAAGGCATCTGTAATGACTTTGGTGGAAAGGCGTGTCCAGTTTGTGTTTACATCCGTTGGGGCGGAGTTAGTGTTATTCACCAAGCACAACCACACACTGTTTGAATGTTGTACCACGTTACCCACTAAATAAGCAGTTGTGTTATTCCACTTACTACCACCGTTTTGTAACACATGGTTAATTTTTTCACCTAATTGTTGATCTACATAGTTCATCCATTCGGCTGGTGGCTCCTGTCCCCCTACCCAGCCTGTCTCAAAAAGCGTTGAAGGTGGCACAACCACATTGCCTACTGGTGGGTTGTTGCCCCATGTTCTTAAAAGTGTTGAGTTACCAATTTTCTCGTATGCTTCTGCCATTGTTTAATTTCCTCAACTAATTTTAATCATGTAATGAAACGCAATGTTCGTCGGCTTAATACCTGTTACCGTACCATCACTTACCGCTTTTCTAAGTGATTCAAAAAACTCGCCTATTTCGCCTTGCCCACTTCCAACAATTAAACGCCCAGCAGTACCGCCACTCGTTACTTCACCAACCCCCCAGCCGTCTCTACTTACTGTTCCTGTTTCATTCTGCACCGTGCCTACAGGTCTACCTGTTCCAGCTCCTTGAATAAAACGGTTTTCAGTCTGTGGTAAGTTAAACGTTGTCGTTCCATCACCTACACCGTAAGTCGTCCCAATCTTTGCAAATAAAGCACTATACGTTGCACGGCTCAAAGCCTGTCCATTACACAACGCCCAGCCTGCATCAGGTGTAGCGTAAGCCGTCATCTTAATATCGCCAATGCTTGAACCTAATACATCGCTCAATAAAGGTATTCCCACCCAGTTCGCATTCCCTAAACTAGGCGTACTATTCGTCGTCCCATTTAATGCAATGTACAATCTGCCTGAATGATTCACCGCTGAACCTACCACATAAGCAGTCGTCGCATTCCATAAAGGCACACCATTTAATAAAATATGGTTGATCTTCTTGTCCGCTTGGTTTTGAAGAAAGTTCTGCTCACTACTTGGTGGCTTCTCTGTCGGACTCCACCCTGTGTTCTTTTTTGTAGAACTTGCTTCACTTTTCGTACCCGAAAACGCCCAAGCATCAATTAAATTGGAATTGCCTATTTCTATTGTCATCATCTCTTAATTCGTCCCTTTAAGGTTTTCAAACTAATTCTATCATAGCACCGCCAATTATACTAGTATTCTGCGTGCTTGAAAAACCGTCCACGTTCTCAAAAGTTCTGTCAATACTTGCAAAACCAAACGCTTTTTTATTAACATTCGGGTTTTTAGCAACAAACACTCTAATACCACTTACAATTTCTAACGTTTCTTGGGCTACATGCAATGCAACACTATTTAAAAAATAAGGAAACACCACCAATACACTACCAACAAATGGAAAAACTTGGCTAGCCTGCCCAAAAACAATCGTTCCGTATTGTTCGTAATCCGTTACAATCCCTCTACTGTTTCTTGCAAAAATATGCCCCTTTAATACTTTTCTGTAATCAATATCATTCAAGCTCTTTGCTTCAATCGTTCCTCTGTCCCAACGTCCCCCCACCAAAGGATTGTCAATATCCCCATACCCTAAGTTTGCATCAAACACAGGGTTAGGGTCTGTATTGCTCGCAAACTGAAAAATACCTTCTTGAAAAATATCCGCATCGTTAAAACTATCAGGGCGTGGTCTCCCTACAATTTCGCCTATTTTATCAAGTTGTATTCCTTCGCTTAAATCAATATCATAAAGCGTTCTTAAAGCATCCGCCTTTTCACCCAAATCAGCATAAGGGCTGTCATACAATGCCTCAAGCAACGCTAAAAGCTGTGGTGCTTGCTTATATTGTAAAAGCAACCTTTCATAACTGCCACTCATTAAGGGGTCTCCGTTACTGTTATGTCCACTTCACGAATTACAACCAACTGGTTTTTAGCAACACTCAATGTACTCGTACTGGCGTTAATCGTCAACGTGTCTACTTGGAATCCCTGCACCACGTTAATCGCACTAAACACACGGCTATGAACCAAGTCTTGCCCCATTTGAAAAGTCGCACCATACGCAACCAACGCCTGTTTAATCTGTGCTACACCGTCCGCAGGAAAGGTATTATCCTCTGTTGTCGTGTAAGTCAACACAATCAAAGGGTTCACTTCTGTAGGTCTATCAAAACGTGCAATTAAACTCAATCCTGTGTAAGGGCTTGTGTATGTTCCACTCTGCAAACCTCTCGTACCAATGCCTGCACTATTATTTAACACAATCGCCTTTACAATATCCGCACTAGCACCGCCATTTACTACCGCCCAAATGTAATGAGCAGGTGTGCCATCCGCATCGGTTACATCCGTGTTATTCTCAAAAACAATCGCTTGTTTCACATTTTCAACAGCCAATATCGCCTTAATAATGCTTTTTTCTAAACTTGCCGTGCGTCTTAAACGTAACTCCGCATCCGTCTCTAAATCTTGCCCCTCAATTCCTACCTTTAAATTGTTGATCCTTCCCCAACCACTTACAGGCGTTTGTATCGTGTCTATGGCTTCAATCGGCACATTTAAAGAACCCTTTTCTAACGCTTCTAAAGCCATGCTTGTGCCAATCTCTTCAAAAGTCATATTGCCAGTTATGTCTACTGCAAAGTTCGTGTTCAAATTATACAACCGCAACACGTCCCCTGTTACTTGCTTTGTTACCGCTGTACTTGTAATTGCCGTCTGTAAGCCTAACGCAATGCTGTTTAACGTAGGCGTTCCTGTTGCTACAAAACTATAAGCCGTGCCGTTAATCGTCACCGTGTAAGTCCCTGTTACCGCTGAACTCGCCCTTACACTTACATCTCTTGCACTTGCCTTGTCAATGGTTACATCATCAACGCTTACAAACGTCTTATTCGCTAAAGAATCTAACGCCTCTTGCCCTGCTTCTAAAAATGTCCCCTGTATCCCATAAGCTATCGCATCCACCGTTGAAGCAGTCGCTGGCTGTCTCACCACGTTCGTTAATGCACAAACCCGATCTAAACTAATACCACTGGCTGAATCAGGGTAAGCGTTCAAATAAATGTCATTTAACCATGCCCACATTTCCGCCCATATTTCACTTGAAATACCCACCAGTTGTCCAAACACGCTTTGTGAACGTAAATCAATATCTACGCCAAACTTTGCTTGTAAAGCTTGCTCAAGCTCCAGCTTTTGTTCTTCTAGTGTTTTAGGATTAAATCCTTCAGGTGTCAATCCAAATGTCATACTGTCAACACCTCCGTTATTATACCTTCAGTCGATTCTACTACAAACTCAAGCGTGCCTTTTCGTGTTCTTGCATCCACTGTAAAAGACAAGCTATTTAATTTTTCTACACCTTGCGTGTTTAAAATCTCTCTAATGTAAAGTTGTTTAATTCTGTTTTGTGTCGTGGCTTTCGTCAAAATCTCGTTAAAATATGGTAAGCCTACGCTTGTGTCTAAAAACCATTCGCCTTGTAATGTTAGCAAGTTCTGTTTTAGTCGTTGTCTAACCAAGTCCGCACCACGCACCAATGCTAAATCACGGCGTTTTAAAACTAAATCGTGTGTTTCTAAATCAAGCAATAAGTCCATTATTGTGCGTTTCCTGTTATGCCACCGCCTGTTGTAACACCGCCATGCTTGTGCGTGTTAAAGGGTATGCCTCCAATGTTAGCACCCCCTGTAATTGTAACATTTCCGTTGAATGTTGTCGAACTAGCATTTACTGTAAGGGCTGGCGTGTTTACCGTAACCGCCCCACCAGTAACCACAATGCCTGTTTCTGTCAACAAAATTTCACTTGTGCCGTGCTTTAATGAAAGCCCAACCAAGCTACTAGGTCGTAAACCATGCGTCTGCGGAAAGAATACCGCATCCGTTAAATTGTGCCGTCTTTCGGATTGTGGCTCACTTTCATCTAAGCCCACAGCCCACTTGGCTATGTCCCAGTCACAAAAGACCACTAAGCCATAATCTCCACGCTTTAAAGGAAAGGTAACGCTTGTTGTCAATGTGGATAACCACATAACAGGCACGCTCGTTATAACAGGTATTTCAAAAACGCTCTCATCCTGCCTCACTTGCGGTATGGCTATTTTTACATCCACCAAGCTTTTAGTCGCATCGTAACTTTCAATTCTAGCAGGCATCGCTACACGCATGGTTTCAAATATATTCGTGTTGTTACGTTTTATAAACTCAATGTTATTTTGACTCATAAACAGTAGCCCTCGTTATGTATTCACCGCCCCTAGTGCTTCCTAAATGTTCTACTTGATCCACCACAAAAACACCATTTACAAAACGGCTCTGTATCTCTATTTTATCAAAAGGGTTTAAATTAGGTCGCATTAACATAGTCACTTGGTAACCCTTGGGTTCAATTTGCTTTTTTATAATTCTTTCCGTTGTGGCTACTTCATCTAAAACTTCGGGCTGTGCCAATAATCCATTCTCGGGGCTTATCACAAACCTAGTCGTTCCTAGTCCCTCTCCACGCTTTACAACAACCAGTTCGTTATCCACAATACCCCAACTGGCTTTAGCAATGCTTGTAAGGTCGTCTAATGCCCCTGTAAGCTTTCCTGAATGGGTGTAGCCTGACAATAAAGGGATATTTAACCTTAACCCCACCAAGCGTATTTTTAAGCCCGCCTGCTTGGCTATAATTTCAATGCCACGCCTTACTGTTTGCTTAGGGGCTAAACTTACTTTTATTTCCTTGTCTTTCATGGCAATTAAGCCGTCTAAACTTAATATCTCGGTTACACTATCAGGCGGTTGCCAATTCGTCACTCGTCGTGAAACATCCATACGCATTACAAGCGTTCGTTCCTCACCATAACCTGTCAATACTTCAATTCTATTGTTTGCTTTTATAAAATTGCGTGTCGTCTCACTCAAGTTCTTAATACGCACACTGGCTTCATTTGGCGTTGTGCTTCTATCCTTACGGCAAGTAAACTCAATGTCTAATTCCTCATTGATCACTAGCGTGTCATTCTTGCCTATAATTCTTACTT